GAAGATAGCCGCATGCACGCTGCTCCTTCCGTCGGTGGCGTTGACACCCGATTCGCTGGTTCCGAGCTGCAAACCGCTGCCGACGCTGCCACCTTGGTCTCCATCGAGTCCGAAGCTGGTGCTTTGGAAGTGCTCGCTGCTATCGAATCCGAGTTGGTCCGATACCGCGAACTGAACATCTCCGAAGCTGGCACCGTCTGCGTTGTCAAGCCCGGCCTGTTCAACCAAATCCGTCGTCTCGGCATTGCTAGCCCTGCTGCTCCTTCGAGCACCTTCGGCTACAACGACCCAATGTTCGCTGGCGTTTCGTCCGCAATGAACCTCGGTTCCGCTCTCAACTACATGGGCTGCACCATCGTTCAAAGCAACGCTATGCCAACCAACGGCGATAGCTCACGTGATGCTAACTACACCACCGGTGCTGCTCCTACGGGCGCTGCTTCCGATCCAGTCGCGTTGATCTTCCAACGTGGCGCCGTGGCTTCCATCAAGAAGCAAGGCCTCAAGGTCGACAGCGTCGAAGACGTTCGTCGTAACTCGCACTTCACCGTTGCCTCGATGTTCTCGGGTGGCGGCGTCTTGCGTCCTGAGCTCGCCTGTGCTCTCTACGTGAAGGCCTAATCCTTAGGATTACCTAAACAAGCCCCCTGCCCTTCGTGGGCGGGGGGTTCTTTTGGCTTATGCCGACAACCTATTCACCCAACACTTAATCTAATTCAGAAAAGGAGGCCTCCCATGGCCGGATTATCCGAACTTGAGGTCGTTAACTACATGTTAGTTTCGGCTGGCGAGCAACCCGTCACGTCTTTAGTTGGCGAAGGCCTCGGCACTGACACCACTACAGCCCGCTTCATGCTTGACCTTGTGACCAAGGAAGTACAAGAGCGGGGCCTTGACGAGAATGTTTATGAGATCATTCAACCATTGAACCTCAGCGACAACTCAGTGGCCTTGCCACCCTTTACCATTGACGTGTACCTGAAAGACTCCCTTGAGTTTACTGACTCATCAGGTGAGACTCGTGGTCATATCAACGTCGCAGTCCGCGACGGTAAGCTGTACAACGTAAGCAACCAGACCCACGACTTCTCAGCATACGCTGCCGAAGTTGCTGACCAAGGCGGCTTCCGCGTGGTCGTCAAAGTCTACCTTGACTTCGAAGACCTCAACCCCACAACCAAGCGCAGCATCATGGAAGAGGCAGCACGACGATACCAGCTCTCAACGCAGGGCGATCGGGACGTCGACGGCCTTCTCGGACAACGGGCACAAATGTCCCGAGTCAACAGCCGCGCTAACGACTTTAACAACAAAGGCCGCAACCTCTTTGATGGTAGCGATGCCCGACGTATGTTTGCTGTGTCACGTCGATTCCCCTTCGGCGGCTACGGCAACCGAATCGATAACACAAGACGAGGACTCTAATGCCCGCTCAATCCACTTCTATCAAGCTGCCGACGCTCGCCGGTGGAGTCGCCAAAACCGCGCCCACCAAACGTCGACCTGATCAGGTTGAGGAAGCGGACAACGTGTTCCTCAGTCTCGAACGAGGATGTGAGAAGCGACAAGCTACTGACTTCATCAGCGCCGACGGTGCTGGTGGTAACCTCAACATCTCTGAGCTGCCTGCTGACTCTGCTGACATGGTGTTCCACACCTTCCGCATGCAGAAGAACAAGGCAGTCATCATCGTGCTCATCCCGTCAGCTACTGATGCTAACGTGCTGCAGTTCTTTGACGCCAACACCGGCGACAAGGTTACTCCTGCCACGCTGAACGCTGCTGGCGACATGACCACGTTCAAATCTTACCTCAACGGTACGGCCCCCTTGGCCGACCGCATTCGCTTTACCCGAGTGAAGGACTCCCTGCTCATCCTCAACACTGAGGCTGAGGCTAAGTTCCTGACCACGGGTATTGGCGCACCCTTGAGCTACGAAGCTCCGTATGCGATTACTCAGATCAACGGTAATCTCGATCCCGAAGGTAGCACCGATGTAGGTAGCGGCACCTTGGCTAAGAACAGCCTCGGTGTTGAAGCTTCTACACTTGGTGGCTCTACCCTCGGATTGTCTAGCAAGGACTCTGAGTTCCGTGATCGTCAAGCTGCCGTTGCTAACGCAACCATCGTTGACTTCCAGAACTCCATCTCGGTGCAAAGTGTTCTCGAGTTGGGCGAGTCTCCGGACAGCCCACGCTTCTTGATCACTACCTTGGAGGGACAGGACGCAGACAATCAGGCCCAATGGCCTGTGTTGCGTACGCCCTTCGCCCGTAACTCAAGCAACGTACGTGCGGCTATGTCTGCACTACATGGTAGGAATGTCCAAGACGTCTCTTACACCATTGACGGTGTAGACTACACTGACGTTCCTAACACCATCATGGGATACGAGCTGCTTGGTAACCCTGCCGCTGGAGATGGCTTCATCTTCAACGTGCGGGAGTCCACCGCAGGCTTCCCTTCGGGATTCTACCGAACCATCTCGACAGCTGAGGGCAACTCCCTCCCTGCTCAGACCTCGGAAGAAACTCCAGTTGATTTCGATTACTTCGATCGTACCCACGAGCATACCACTTCGTATGGTATGAACAACTTCCAGCCCGGCGCTCCCTACTACCAGCGCATCCGGACTGAAGGTGAAGGTTCCGTCCTCGACGCAACCACCTTGCCGTACATCCTTGCCTTCAACGGCAACGCAGATGCCCCCGACTTCGCCCTGAGCGAAGGCCCATGGGCTGCGCGCTTGAACGGCGACTCTCAAAGCAACCCCGGTCCCTCATTCATTGCCGCGACCTCCGACCCCTACAGTACTTCGGCTCCTACAGGTGCCCCCATTACTGCTATGGGTTACTGGCGTAACCGGCTCTGGCTGGCTTCGGGCACGACCATCGTGTCCAGCCAAGCAGGCGACCCTTACAACTTGTGGATTAACGACGCAGAGGTTCTCTCTGAGTTTGATCCCATCGACCTTTCGGTCAACGAGTCTGACGCTTCCCGCATCCAGTGGGTAGTCCCCTTCGAAGCTGCCCTGTTCTTGGGCACCGACGGCTCTGAGCAATTCTCGCTCACAGGCTCCGACAACTTTGTCTCCCCGACCACAGCATCCCTTGACTCCACCGCTGAGTACTCTCTCTCTTCAGAGGCTGAGCCGCTCAAGGTTGGCAACAATCTCTTCTTTACTGATGAGGGCCGACTCTTCGCATACGTGGGCCAAGGCCGTGGTCTCAACTCTTCGTTCTCCATTAGCGAGAGCGTACTTGGTTACTTCCCGACGTCAGTGGCACAGGCTATTACAGCCCCTGCCTCAGACCTCGTGCTCTTCCGTTCAGCCGACGCTGGCGAAGAGAACCAAGTGTACGTGTACCAGCAACGGACCATGCCCAACGGGCAGGCCGGACAATCAGCATTCTACCGGTGGTCATTCATTGACCCAGTTCCACACATTGCCATCCTCGGTAATGACCTGATCCAAGTGGTCAGTCGGAACGGTTTGTACTTCCTTGAGAAGATGAACATGAATGCAGTTCAGGTCGAGGATACCTTGCTGGACCGTAGAGTAACCCTGTCAGGCTCTGACTTGGACTTCGTGACTAACGAAGGCCTGACCCGAATGACTCTCCCTTACGCTGCTACTAATCCAGTAGTGGTTGATGCAGCTACCCATCAGGTTGTCGCTCCTCGTTCTTCGACGGAAACAGACAACGATGGCAATACCGTCATCGACATCGCAGGAGATGTCACCGGAAGTACGTTCATCGTTGGCGAAGCCTTCGACATGAGCGTTACTCTCTCACCATTCGTCTTGCGAGACGGTAACAACACCCATGTAGACGCAGGCCTTCAGCTGAAGGACCTCGCAACCCGGCACTATAAGTCTGGGTCCTACGAGATCGCTGTTACCCGCCGTGGCCGTCTTGAGACCGCCGCTACGTTCGACCCCTTCCGGACTACCAACCCCTTCGTGACCGACGGGGATGCGTACTTCCAGTTGAACGGGCAGGCTCAGGCTCGCCTCGCAGGCAACGCAGACGACATCACCATCGTGCTTCGCTCAAGCGGACACGTGCCCGTGAACATTACTAATGTGGAGGCTAGAGTCTCAGCCAATGTTGGCCGTGACTCAGCAATCGAATAATGACTATTACTTATTCCTTCTCTGGTAATGGTAACTCTACCTACGCTATTGGATCCCTCGTGGATTGGCACAGCTCCGCCCTCATCTCAGACCAGATTCAGGTCCTGCTCAATGATGTGGAGCTCGTAGACGGTGCGGACTATGAGATCAACGAAGGGGGTAAGACCCTTGAACTGAACTCACCCGCATCGGGCAGTGATACTATTACACTAAACCGTGTCACCCCTGACACATTCTTCAGCACCCTCGAGACCGTGGGTGCGGCTTCGGCTACCTCGACTCTGTCAAACGACCAGCAGTTGATGAACCGGATCCAAGAGGTTGAGGCCGACATCGTCGTAGCCTCAGCCAACACTACCATCCAAGACCATAACGGAAACCTGTTCGGCATTCTTAAGCCCGGACCTAATATGGGCTTTTCGTTTAACGCAGGCGATGGTAGCCTCACCATTAACTCCTCCGGCGGAGGAGACGGTGGTGATGGAATCAGCGGAATTGACGTTGACTTCCCCCATGGCATTGGAGACCAAGGTCTTGTCACTGAGATTATTCTCAGCTCTGCCAACACTGGCTTTGCAACTACGGTTGTCTCCGACGACCTGCAAGCCCAGATCAACCAGCTTAACTCTGACTTGGGCGGCTACGTGCAGGCTTCCGGCTTCAACACTTTGTTTGATGGCCGGTTCAGTACCAGCATTGCTGACTACGAAGTCAAGACCGTGTCCTCCCCCAATGGTACTATTACTATTACAGAGAACGGTGCTGGTAACTTTGAATTTGAAACCGCAGGTGGTCAGTCCGTGTCTAGCCTTCAAGGCCAAGCCGGTGACCTCCTGATGGACATGCGCGTCGACGGAGCTGACACCGGTGTAAGTAACCGAATCGGCTTGGACGGCTGCTCGCATGATCCTACTACGCCAACCTTTGCTGGGGTTACTCCAGCTGGCACCGCCACAGGTGTGGAAGGTTGGTCGTGGATCCATGACTTGGGCGCTGGCGCTTTCGTGTCACACAAGCCCTTGTCTGGTACCCGTGACTCCGAGCTTATCGGAGACAAGACCCTGACCCTTAACGGAACTATTGCAGGTGATACTAATCAGGAAGTCA